GCAAACAATATCACAGTTACAGGGACGGTCGATGGACGTGACCTTGCCACGGATGGCTCCAAATTAGATCTTATTGAAGACGGGGCAACAGCAGATCAAACCGCTGCAGATATTCGTGGTCTTGGTTTCTTTGATGCTACAAACGATGGTGCCGGATCTGCACTTGATGCTGATTTACTAGACGGCTATCATGCAAGTGAATTATTAAGTCAAGCAGCGAATACCGCTTCCTCACAAATTGGTGATGGATTAGTAACTATTAGCGGCGGTACTGGACTTACTGGATCTGGTAATTTTAATCTTAACGATTTTGCTGATACCACATTTACTTTAACCCACGCCGATACTTCCTCAGTAGCAGATGTTACTAATACTCTTGGTAGTGTTTTATCGAGTGCAACCTTTGATACTTTCGGGCATGTACAAACAGTCACGTCGGTAGACTTAGATCTTCGGTATTACACACAAACAGAATTAAACTCTGGTCAATTAGACAATCAGTATTATACTGAAACAGAATTAGACACTGGCCAATTAGATAATAGGTATTACACAGAATCCGAGTTAAATGCTGGCCAATTAAATAGCCTGTATTACACAGAATCCGAGTTAAATGCTGGCCAATTAAATAGCCTGTATTACACAGAGTCAGAATCAGATACGAAGTTTGTAGATGTAACCGGCGATACAATGACTGGTCCGTTAATTGTTGATGCAGCTTTAACGGTTAACCAAGATATAATCCAAGAAGAATCTAGATTTACTTCTATTAAACAAACTACAGCCGCGACAACACAAGTTGCTATTCTTTCTTTCTTTCATGCTTCATACGCAGCGGCTGAGGTCCTAGTTACTTCGACGTCTGGTGGCGAAAGACATATCACTAAACTGCTACTAACCCACGATGGGACAACAGCGGTTGCTACGGAATACGGTGTAGTATATACTGGTTCAGAATTAGCAGCCTTTGATGTAGCCATTGCCGGATCCTTGCTTGAATTGAGAGCAACTCCTGCAAGTTCAAGCTCTACTGTATTTAAAACAGTCGCCACTTTGATTGACGTCTAAAACATATAAATACACTAAACAAATAATAGTTTAATAAAAGCCTTACTGGGGAGAGTGAACCGAATGGCCAACGATAAAAAATTCATAGTCAAGAACGGCCTGCAGTCGCAAGAGAACGTCGTTATTGGATCTACAGTTGATAACGGTACGGATAAGCTTCAGGTAACTGGATCTGCCAAAATTGTCGGCGCAGTAGATGTAACACAGTCATCAGCTAGTACTCCCACAGTTAAATTCACTAATAGCGCCGGTCCTTTATCGCTTATTGCAGAATTTAAGGGTGACAGCGAAAGCATTCAAATAGAAAATACTAACGCTGGCGATTATTCGATTCTGAATACTGGTCAAGACAATGGTTTCCGTCTGTATAGTGATACCGATGGTGTAGAGATTCTATATAACGGCGTTACTGATATTGCTTTTAATTCAGTTGGTATTGACTTTAAACGTGAGCCTACATACTTAGGCGATGTTTTCTGGAATGCTGGCAACGATGGAGCAGGATCTGGTCTTGACGCTGACTTAATTGATGGATTAGATTCTACTCAATTCTTACGCTCTGATGAATCTGATACAATGAATGGTAGCCTTACAATTACAGGCGACTTAACAGTATCGGGTACTACAACAACTATTAACACCGAAGAAATTCTACTTGCTGATAACATTATTACTCTTAACAGCAATTACGTTGGTTCAGCTCCTTCCGAAAATAGTGGTATCGAAGTTGAACGTGGCACATTAACTAATGCGTCGTTCCAATGGTTAGAAGCGTCTGACAAGTGGTCAATGGCTGGACCGTCCCTAGGATTGGTTCTAGGTGATGCTTCTGCTTTACAAGGTAGTATCACATCTTACGCCAATTCATTCATTATAGAAGCAGGTGGTGCTTCTGGTGTATCAGATGGTACAGTGTTCTTGTCAGGCAAACTTGGCGCTACGGAAGCTGAAGCCGGCGTTGCATCGTTTTATAATCAAGGATCTGGTGTATCATACGGCGAGCTACGTTACAATGGAGTTCCAAAACTTCGTACAGAAGCTAACGGTACAGTAACGGCAGGCAACGCAAGAATTCAAGGTTCGGCTACTATTGGAACAGGTTCTGGTGGTGCTTATATCTATTTAGATGGTGCTGGCAATAACGGTACAATTTATTCATCTGCTGGTGAAATTGGTTTCTTAAATACCTCGTTTAATTACGCGCTTAAAGTAGATGCAGCTGGCGATGTTCAAGTAACAGATGATATTTACGCACAAAAGTTTATTGATATTAACGATAACACTTATGAAGTTATTCCTTCTGGTGTATCATCATTAAACAATATTGATTTAGAAGGTGCTTTACGTCATAATGGCGAGACAAACACGCTAATCAATTTCCCAGCTTCTGATCAAGTTGGATTTACATTAGGTGGTGCACAGCAAGGCTTAATGACTACTGCATCTTTCCAATATACCGGAGATGTAATTGCTGATAAATTCATTGATCGTAATGATAACGCATTCTTCTTAGATCCTGCCGGTTTATCAGAATTACACTCTGCTAACTTCTATAGTGGCGCAACAGATAATACGGTCAATATTGGTATTAGTGCTGACGAAAGATTTAGCATTAATGCTACAGCCGGACAAGGCTATATTCGATATATCCAAGATGATACAAACGCAACAGACCACTCTGTTAACTTTGAAATCGTATCTTCGGGTATCGGTTTAAACAGATTTAACTTTAATAAAAATATTAATGCCGGCGGTAATGAAATCACTGGCGGATTTGGTGTATTCTCTTCTGGTGTATATGCTCCAAAGTTCTACGATTACGATGATGAAACATATTTTGCAGACTTTAATAACGTTGGCAATTCCATTAATATGGCTGGTACTATCGAAGGTGGTAATGGTACTTCCGCAGCGCCAACATATACGTTTGGCTCAGATACAAACACCGGTATGTTTAGAGGTGCTGCTGACAGATTAGACTTTACAGCAGGCGGTAATGTTGAGCTGCAAGTAAATACAACATATACTTCTGCTCCAGGTTCATTTCGCGCTCCAATCTTTTACGATACTGATAACACTGGTTATTACGGTAACTTTGCTGGTACATCAGTTATGGCTCGCATTGAGCTTGACGATTACATTCAGCACAAAGGCGATACAAACAACTACTTTGGATTTGGTGCTAACGATACATTCCGTGTATGGACCAACGCAGTTCAAAGATTAAATATCGATAATGATTCTGCTAACTTTGCACAAGATGTTTATGCTCCAAAGTATTATGATAGTAACGCTGTTACTTATTATTCAGAGCCAGGATCAACCTCAGTATTAAATAATATTAGTATTGATGATTATGTTATCCATAACGGTGATACAAATACTTATGTTGGTTTCGATGCTACTGATCAATTTGGTGTATGGACTAATGCTGCAAAGCGCTTAAATATTACTAACACTGCAGCAACATTTACAAACAATGTATATGCGCCAAGATTATATACTAACGATTACTTAACGCACAACGGTGACACAAATACTTATATTGGATTTGATGCTGCTGATCAATTTGGTGTATGGACTAATGGCGTAAAACAAATTGCAGTTAGTGCAACCAAAGTAGATATTAATTTAAACACAGACATAAATGCTGCACTTGATGTAACTGGCAGATCTACTCTTGGAAATAGCTTAACTCGTCCAGATGATCTTTCAGACTTAAGCGATTCAGCAGTACGTATTGGTGGATCAGATGTTCACTTACATATTGCTTCTCTAGCTGCTGCCGGTGATTACGCAGTCGCATTACAATCTGGTCGAGAATCAGACGATGCTAACTTCCCACTAGCTTTACAACCAAATGGTGGTAACGTTGGTGTTGGTACAACAAGTGCTGGTGCAACTCTTACTATTAATAAAACAACTGCCCAAGGTAATAACCCATTCACTACTGGTACATCATTGCTTACTTTGGGTGATGCTGGAGTAGTAGATTATAGTATTCGTACAGACGCGGTTGGTAACATCTATCACGTAAATGATAATGGTGGAAATCAATATTGGTACGACACTGGTGCTGGTGGTAAGTTTGCTATCTTTAATGATGGTTCAGTGGTTGCTGGATCTGATTCATTCATTAACGGAACACCAGCAGTAACTACAAACTTTATTACAACACCAGCTGCAAACAAATTCCATTCTGCTGGTGGTATTTCAATTGAAGGCAAAAACAGTCTTTTAAGTATCTATCAAGCTGATGGTGCTGATGCTGCAGTTAATGAAGCTACATTCTTAGGTGTTAACGAATTAGGATTTAGTGCTGGCGGCGGTTTCTACATGGATGAACCCACTACCGTTAAGGTACGTGGTAACAAGGATGTTTTCACTACTGGTAACTTATACGCTGGTCGTTTTTACGATGGCAATGATAATAATTACTACGCAGATCCAGCATCTACTTCTATAATGAATCGTATTGATCTTGATGATTATGTTCGCCACAACGGTGATACAAATACTTACTTTGGATTTAGTGCTGCTGATACATTTAAAATCTTTACTGGTGGAAGTCAGCAAGTAAATATCGATAATGATTCTGCTAACTTCTCACAATGGATGTATGGACCTCGATTAATCGATTCCGCAGATAATGATTATCTTGTTCACCCAAGTGGTACTTCTGTTTTAGCTACTATTGAGCTTGATGATTATATCCAGCATAAAGGTAATACAGACGCTTACTTTGGTTTCTCAGGTAATAACAACTATAAGCTATTTACAAATGGTGTAGAGCGGTTTAACGTAGATGCAAACTCTGCTGATTTTGCTGTTAATGTTTATGCACCTCGTTATTACGATTCAAATGATTCTGCGTACTATGTAGATCCTGCAACAACATCAGTAATGAATAACATCTCATTTGGTGTAGCTGGTAGCGCAAATACGAAAGGTCGATTCTTATCTATTGAAGGTAATGCTGACGCTTCTGGTGAAGGTTCAAGTCGCATCTTCTTTGCTGAACATAACTCAACCGCTGCAGCACAAGATCGATATGGTATGTCTCTTGCTTATCAAGGCGGGTCTAATTCAATCAACAGTGTTACTGGTCAGCCAGTAACTTTGCAAGGAACAAGCAATGGTACTTGGGCATTAATTGGACATAATAATAGCGTAAACGGCAACTGGGCAATGAGAGGTCCACGTGATTCTACTTACGTTGAAGCTCGTATAGAATTCAGAGCACCAAGATTTACTGATTCAAATAACACTGCTTATTATGCAGATCCAGCTTCTACTTCAGTAATGAATGTCGTAAGAGCTAATCAATTCCAAGTTGATGGTTCTACATACACAATCGATTCACCTTCTGGTGATTATGGTTCTATCAAAGTTGATGGTGCTAAAGGTGGATGGGCTGGTTACGTAATTCGTGATGATTGGGCATTTATGTCTAATGGCACAGCACAAGCCGGTATTTACAACGATACTCGTAACGAATGGGTATTGCGCGCAGACGATAATAACCGTACTGAAATCTATGCTAACGGTGTTGCACAACTTAGTGCTGAAAATGGATACGGCAAAGCTGCTAATAGCATGCGGTCTCCAATTTACTATCCACCATCAGGAACAACTAGATTCTTAGATCTTGATTCTGTAAACGGTGCTGAGTCACTTAAAATTGGTGGAGAAATCTTCAGGGAAGGTTTTGCTGCTAATAATGGAGCAGATAACAAGTTCCTAACAGCCCAAGATCAAAACCAATGGATTTGGAATACTGCTAGTAACTGGGGTATTGCTTGGGCCACTAACACAACATCAGCTTATCGTCATGCACAGTTTGGCGATAACATGCTATCGTTTGTTGGCGCTGGTACTGTTAGAGCAGCTATCGATTTAGATAGTGGTAATGCTTACTTCCAAAATGAAGTTTCAGCTGGTAACTTTGCATTGAGTGCAGGCGGAGAGAATATCTCTTTGAACCCACAATACGGTTCAGGTCTTGCTGATGAGACACTATTTGATGGATCACAGTATTGGGAAAAACGTAATACGGCACCACTTCAAGGTAATGAATCTAATAATATTCTAACATCAGAATATGTTAAGAACGGTGACGGACCATTCTCTTCTAGCTACGTAGTTCGTACAAATCAATATCGTGTGTTCTATTCAGATATGATTTCGGTAGAACCCGGTGAAGAAGTTTATGGCGAAATCTGGACACGAGTTATTAGTGGTTCAGGTGGTAGAACTTATTACGGTATCGAACGTTACGACAAAGATAAGAAACCTATTGCTGGTAACACTGGTACATCATATTTTGTAGCTGGTGGTACAGTAACTACTTCAACTTCATGGCAGAAGTTCTCTGCTTATCATACAATACCTACAAGCCATGGCGCTTATAACGGTTCAGATGGCGCTGGTGTTAAGTATATCAGAATACGCATTCTAATGAACCACTCAACTGGTGGCGCGCTACGTGAGTACGGTCCTCCAATTCTAAAACGTGTTGATGGCCAAATGAAGCTATACACGTCAGAAAGTTTATATGTTGGTACTAACGCAACAATCGTTGGTGACTTAACTGTTGATGATATTACAGCAGACAATGTAGATGCTAATAGATTCCGTGATAAGACTAATACTGCACGCTATATGGATCCTGTTTCGGGTGGTAGTGTTGCTGGTACTTGGAACTTTAATAACGGTAATATCCAGAACGTAAATGCCATGACTTTCAATGATCCAGGTCCTAACGAAGGTATCACTTGGAATGGCGGTTCTGGTTGGAAAATCTACGAGTCTCCAGATAACTTAACTACAAACACTGGTGGTAACTTACAAATCGTTCAGGGTACAACATCACGAGCTAGATTTAATACTAGTGGTGATATTATTGCTGGACGTTATATGGATGCTACTCGCTTCCGCGATTCGAATAACGTAGCTTATTACGCTGATCCAGCAAGTACATCTATATTTGCCGGCTTAACGCTAAGAACCGGCGGTCTGATGCTAGAACGCGGGAACACTAATAACGCTATATGGTTTAACGGTGGTACGGATGCAAACCATGCTCTTTGGAACCAATATCAAGGCGGTCCTGGAGCTCGTGGAGCAGCTGGCTCTGGTGGCTTCGATGGTATGTACTGGAATACTTACGCAGGCTTAAGAATTCGTGGTGGTTCTAGTGGGGCGTTTGATATTGCCAGATTTAATACAACTGGTTCTGGTAGCGGTAACGCGCATTACGTACAGCTTTACGCAAACAATGTAGAACAGCTTGGAACTCGTGGCGGATACGCATTCGCAAATAACAGCATGCGTTCTCCATTGTTCTACGATTCAAATGATACTACTTACTACGGTAACTTTGCTTCTACTTCTAGAATGAATGTTATCAACGCAAATATGTACAGCATGAATGATGGTTGGGATATTTACGACGATAGTGCAACCACTATGAGTATTCGTTCTAATAACTCTGATAACGGTACAATCATCTTCCGTGATAGTAACTCTACAGATTGTGGACGCATTTACTTCGATGATGATTCACATTGGGGCTTCAAAACTCCAGATAACGAATGGTCAATTTACATGGAGCGTAATGCTCGTACCATTCTTTATTATAACGGTGGACAACAGGCTCGTACTCAAAACGGTTACTTCGAAGCGAATAACCAGTTGCGTACTCCTATCATGTATGATTCAAATAACACTGCTTATAAAATAGATGGTAATGGTACTTCTAGACTATTAACATTGCAAGTAGATAACGTTATCCAAGGTAACATTAATGGTTATTCAGGTGGATTACTACGTAAAGATAACCGCACTATTGAACCTAACGAAGATCCAGCAGGACGTTTAACGTTTGGTTTCACCTCTTGGGCTAATAACAACTCTGCGCCTTACGCCGATTACCTCCACATGAGATCTTATACAGACTCTTCTGGTGGTTCAGACAATCTTGTAACATTCAAGAAATCTGGCATTGGCATGAAAATCTGGCAACAGTCTTTCAACTCAGGTACTGCATATTCTACGTATAGAAACGTTGCAGTTTACAATGAGAACCCAGATGGTGGTGGTAATAGTTTATATGCTAATATCTTCTATGATGAAGATGATACAGGTTACAAGTTAGATCTAACATCTACTTCTAACTCAGCACAGCGTATTCGCGGTGGTGCTTTGCATGGTCCAAACCCAACGTGGGGTAAATACTTATTAGTTGGCGGTGACGGTCGCCAAGGTTATGTTAATAATACATCAGTTGCTTCTGTAAGTACTACTAACGGCAACTTGCATCTAGATTCCGCAAGCGGCTACAGCACATACATTAACTATTATGATGGTAATACTACATACTTTGGTAATGGTGCAAACTCTATTGCAGCTGAAATTAACAGTGCTGGTAATTCATACTTCCCAACTTCGTATGATAGAAATAACACTGCTTATTATTCAAATCCAGCATCTACATCAGTAATGAGCACGTTAGATGTTCGTGGTGAAATTTACAACGATGGTTGGTTCCGTAACGATTCCGGCGGTCGAGGAATGTATAGCACTCCATATGCTCAGCATTGGATGGCTGTTAGCAATACAAACTGGAGATTGTATGGTACTGGTAATACTCAGGCCATCCAATTTGCAACGAGTGGTAATAACGTTCGTGGTCACGTTTATGCTGATAACAGCAACAACATTGGTTTCCTTAACCAAGCTGGAAGCTGGGCATTAAGAACTAACAGTGGTACAACTGAAGTATATGGTAACTTATATGCCAATATTATGTACGATCGCAACAATAGTGGTTACTATGTAGATCCAAATGCAACCTCTAACTTATCCCGTGTTAACATTAACGCTCAATCTTACATGAACACACAAAAAGCTTGGGTTGCGAGTAACTACGGTCACGGTGTTTACGGTTTATATAGTTCTACAAGAATGCAGCACGTTTGGTCAATGGGTACTTCTTATAACTTACCTGCAAACGGTACTAGTTCTGGTAATCTATACGGTCTATCTTGGTCACACACTAACCACGGCGGTCAAACTAAGTCTGGTTTAAGCCATCAGCTGTTGATTCAGCATAACGGTACTACTCGAAGCGCAATCGGTACTGGAATGTGGACATCTGGTATCAGTACCTCTACAAACAGTTTCCGAGCTCCGATCTTCTACGATACTAATAACACAGCTTATTACTTCAACGGTGCATCGGTTAACTCAACACGATTTGAAGGTGTAAGTGCTAGAACTAAAGCACAAATGAACATCTCTGGTCAGACAAGATCATCTGCCGAAACATTCATGCGTCGTCCTAACTATACCAGTGATACAAACTACTGGGTTGGTTCAATGGGTTGGGGAACTCAGGACTTCAACACGGTTGGTAACTGGGGTTCTGGTTTCATCGATACGTGGTCTAATCCAGGTAACCAACCTTCTGGTACATCTCACTGGGTTGGTACTCAAGCATTCCACTATTCAAATGGCTCAAGCCGTTACGGTTGGCAGATGGTTGGTGGACCAATTGAGAACTTACGATTCCGTTCTACTTGGGGCGGATTCAGAACTTGGAGAACAATTCCAGTACTAGGTGTTAACAGCGGCAACGGCGCTGCAATATACGCTAGTAGCTTTATTGATTCTAATAACACTGGTTTCTATTGTGATCCATCATCAGGTACTAACCTCAACGGTTCATTGCGTGCTACTGAGATTTACTCAAGAAGTTGGTTACGTAATGATAATGCTCGAACTGGTATGTACAACCAAGCAACTGGTTCACACTCATACTCTTATCAAGGTCAGTATTGGGCTATCACTGGTAACAACAACTCTTCATCTATGTCTCTACAACTTAGAGCAACATATAACGGTACAATGTGTCGTTGGATGTATGGTGACAGAACTTATGCTGGTGATCTTAACGCTGCGGGTCAATGGCAATTACAAACTCGTCACACAGATGGTTACTCACCAACTCTACGTTTCATTGAGTCTGGCAACGAGTCTTGGACTGGTAACATTGGTAACGATGCTGGTAAGATTGAATATCACTCAAACCGTTTCTATATTGAAGCTGGTGGTAACTCAACGCTTATTTGCCAGTTCCGTCGTAACGGTAGTAACAGATCTTACATTGATAACAACGGTCTATATGTCGGTACAGCAACGTCAGCTCGCTGGGCGGATTTGGCGGAACGATATACTGCTGATGCAATCTATGAAAACGCGACTGTGTTAGGTGTTAACCTTGACGGTGATTCTGAAGCTACTTTATGGCAGCCAGGAATGCCTTTATTAGGTGTTATCTCTACTAACCCAGCTGTTCAAATGAACGATATGGGTATCGCGCCAGGAAGTACTTCTAAGAAAGCAAAAATGAATCCATTCATTGCTCTTAAAGGTCGTATTCCATGCTTAGTAAATGGTGATGTTAAGAAAGGCCAATGGGTTATCCCAGACGCTGATGGTAAAGCCAAGGGTGTTGATTATGGCACCCCAGGCGTGAATAGCTACGAGATCATTGGTATCGCTCTAAGTGATAGCGAAAACGGTGAAGTAGAAGTTAAGGTTTAACATCAAAGTGGAGAGCTAGCAACTCTCCACACGTTCCTTCAATTACAGGAATATTCCAACTATCAATGATGTCTTTGTAGCGCTTATCCCATAATGGTTGGAGGTCAGCGCTACCAGCATCGCCTTGCCTTACACTATCTTCAACCATTTCGTGTTCAGGATTATGTCTTACAAACCAAACTTCATCAAACTCTTTTGCTTGATCTACTGCTAATAGCGTATATGTAGGCTCGAGCAATCTATCAACCATTCCTAGCTGATACGCAACTTCATTAAATACTACGTAATCTAGTGGAAGACGTTTAGAGATAAACACATCACAACTATATTCGTGTTCAAGCATTTGGCTCCAATGTCTATGGAATAACCAGCTGACTGAGTAATAATTACCACCAATCTCTTTACCTAGAATGTTGTGGTCCATAAACATAGTTGATCGTACGGTCTCAGGCATATATGTTACGTTAACACCACGTTCACTAAACTTCTCACGTTCAAGTAATTTGATAGCGATGGTATTCTTACCTACGCCGTGTGCACCTACTACTGCTATTCTTTTATTTGCTTTACCCAAGGTCTTCATCCTCATATAGATCATATTGTGAAAGGTTTGTCAATAATAAAGTTTTTAAATTATATTCTAAACCAAAATAAGTAAGTCTTGTAACAGCATCGGCTATTACTGGATTCATATCTTTAAACCATTCATGCACAACGCTTACATCATCATGCAAAAAATAAATCTTTGCTACATCGCTATTTGGATATTGAATACCTATTCCTGATTTAAGAGGATCTAATCTTGATCCAGGTGGTAATGATGGTAATGGATACTTCGAAAGATCTTGATCGTATATCTTTAACACCTGATGATCATCAAAAATCTCTATAGCATAATAATCACAATACGCATGCTTCTTTGTTACGTTAAAAACCTTTAATATCTTTTTAGTAGGATGATTATCATATGTAACATTGATACTTTTTTCACTCACACCAATTAACTCTATTCCAACTTTTGAAATAAACGCAGGCAAATCATTAAAAGATTCAGGTCTATAAAATCTCTGTTCACCGTCAGTAGACCACTTATTCTCAATCAACGGAGGCGCATTCTTCTCAATCATAATGCATCTCTTCATCATAGTATTTGCGAACATCTGGAACCATGCCGTCAGTATCATGCCATTTTAAATTCTTGAGAATTTGGTCATACTCTTCACGGGCTAAGTTATACGGTAGGAAGTATGGATCGTCTGGTAGTAAATCAGGATCATCTAATACTTCGATAAGTTTTTCATTAAATTCATTAGCGATCCACGTAGCATAACAGATCGCAACAAAGTACGACTTGCCTGGATATATCCATTCACCTACGTGTTCTTTAAAGTGTCTTAAAGCATCTTCAACAATTGTATCGGGTCTCCATACAATATCAAATTTGCTGAGATCGTCTGTTGTTGGTTTGTTTAACCTACGGTAGATCTCTTGTCTTGCTTGCCATTCTTTCATGCATTTTCCCCTCAATAATCGCATAATCTAGTAAAGCATCCATATCGTTATTTATCTCATTTTTTAAACTTACACCTTGAGCAACGCAGTACCAGTTGAAAGGATGCCAAGGTTCTATCGTTGTGCGATCTTCAGCATTGTCTATTGTCCGAAACCTATCATCATTGTGATAATGAAAGATGATAAAATCTCTAATCTCTGTTACAGTCGCTAGTAGTTTATCATTAAGCGCTCTATAATTATATCCGGATTCGATTGCTTCCATGAACCACCTGATAGTAAATATTCCAAACTCAATATTAGTAGCTTCAAGTGGTTCTATGAAGTGTGCAGAGAGACCGTTTGATATAACATTCTTATATGCAATGTTAGTTAAAACACCAGCAGAGAACCGCACGATTCTATAATCTTCTTTAATACCAATCTCGTCTAATATCTCTTGTTCAGTAGCCCACTTAGAACAATAAACATACCCTCTATTGTTTCTATCTTGTAATGGGATCGACCACTCCCACCCAAACTTTCGTTTAATTGATTCAGTATAATAGCAATCAATTTTAGGTTTAGAATATACTACTGCAGAATCAAGATGTATATCATCAAATGGAATATATTCTATCCCAAACTGTTTACTAAGGAGTCTTGCTGATCCAGTACAATCAATATAATAGTCAGCAGTAAACGAGTCAACAGACTTAACCCCATTCTTATCTGTCTTTACTGTTTTTATATCATGATAGTGGTGCTTAATCTTGTTGCCTAGAAACTCTTTTAAATAAGGAGCAACAAGATCGTTTTGCCAATGTAAGGCAACATCATGAAAAAACGAGTCTTTAAAATCAAGTGGCGGTTCTGTTCCGTCTTGTGCTAAATGGGTATACGGGGATAAATTACTTATATTATGCCCAGCACTATACATCGATTCAAGTTTACCTTCATCAATATGTTCTTGTAACCAAGTCTCTCCAAATGGATGGAAATAGTCTGGCCATCCAGTAAACTGTACACCGTATTTGCCCGTTGCATTTGTTTTTGATACAAAGTCTTTCATATCAATTCCGGCCGTGCGCATTACGTCCGTTACTGTTTCAGTTGTACTTTCGCCCACACCAATTGGAGGAATAGATTCACTTTCGATAAGTGTTACATCAAATTTATCATGCATCATTAATGCTGCTAACCAACCAGCAGTACCACCCCCACATATTAATACTTTTACTTTGCCCATTCTAATAAGCCTTTATAGCCATTACAACTATTAGTTAAATCTGTAACATATCTATAATGTTCAGTTAAACAATGACCGTAGTATTCACAATTTCTACATATGTCACTTGTATTATCTTTTGCTTCGTTTTTAGCCCACTCTCTATACTCATCAAACGAATTCAATTCTAGAAAGTATTCATTGTCGTCTTCATCAAATTCTAGAACGGAAAACTTACCGTTAGGATTAATGTAAACGTGATTGTTACTGAATGCGTCGTAGTATTTAGTAATTGAATCTTCTATGCGGTGCCTGTTTTCAAACTCAAACGGTAAGTCCATCTCAAGCCATTTAATAACAAAGTCCTCGAAGTCCTTATGAGTAACATCTTGTTGGTTAGCTTGGTTCGTTGAATATGGTTTAATCTCTACAGAACGAATATTAGATAACATACTTAATTGTTGTACCATAGACTTAACGTCCATATCAATAACTTTTCTGCTAGCAAGTATTAGAATTGAGATTGGAACAGGACACATAATCATATTAGTAAATACTAAATCAGATTTTTCACGCGCGCCAAAGTCATATGATACTGAAAGAGATATATCCTTATCATGCATATACGGCTTAGGTGATGCATAGTTTGTTATAATATTAATGTCGCCTTGATAATATCTACGAATATTTTCTTTCATAGCATAAAAATACGAGTCGCCCAGTACACTAATCTCACCACCATACAAATCAATGTGCTCAATAGGAGCGTGTTTTGCTACTTCAGATAAGCGTTGGTCGAGAACGGTTAAATCAATTTTATTCTTATCTGCTAATTGATCTGGCGTTAGGTAACAGAAATCACATCTAAAGTTGCACAAGTAAGTTGGGTTTAATGATATAATCATAGTAACTGTATATCCTTATAGAACCCAGACTTCAATTTATTTGTCTTCCACAAAGAACTAAATCCTAGTGTTGCAATTATAGTATATCTTGTTTTCTCAGCACTAAGCTTTGTTACTCTATGCACAAACGATGGATCGTTATTATTAAGAACAACTATCTGGTTTCTATTAGGAACAAACCTCTGTGTTACTTCTACGTTGCTTGTTAGAATATCATCTAAGCTTTTTTCTGGTACCCAGTGCGGCATAGGATCACCTTCGCGATATAACGTATCAGGTCTGCCTACTAGCAAATGTCCACCATCATCAGTATCAAAATCATCCATGTTAGGATAGCAAAGTATTTGTAGAAATGTTCCATCATATCCATCGAAGTGCCAAGGCATCTCGCCACCAGCCATTACTTTGTTAACATTGACATGTATCTCGTCAAACTCTCCGTAAACGTTTCTCCAATAGTCAAAGTACGGAGATTTAATAACCTCTTTGAAGAATTCTGCATACGGCTTCTTACCTTCAATATAAATGGGCTCTTCTCTTTCATTATATTCTCTATCCCATATAGGGTTAGTTATAGAAGCGCCATAACTACTTTCTGTAGAAAATTCCTCCGACATTAACTGAGCAAACAGCATTGCAGAGAACGATGGGTCAACGTCAACTATGTCTGCGCCTTTAAGATATAAGTTATTGAAGTTTGGACTATTACTTAGCATAATTAATATTCACCGATATTCTTACTTCTGGCCCGTAAACGTGCGATGAGCTATGCCAATGAAAGCCGTCAAATACAAGCATTCTGTTAGGCTCAGGTTTAGACTGCATTTTAATAGTAAAATCTTCAGGTTTGTACGTTTTGTATTTTTCATCAAGACCATATTCTTCAAATACATTAGTTAGTGCATCACTTGCAGTTAAGTAATATATTTGAGTCAAATGCTCTATTCCATGTTGATCTATATGAGGATTGTGTGGTTCATCAGGACCTACATTTATTATCATACCAACGCGAACTCTGAGTAATTTATTTTTATCGATAATTATCGGTTCAATTATTTTTAAAGCAGTTCTATCTATTATCTTTTCTGTTGAGTTGCGGCCTATTCCATTACCACAATCATATATGCTGCACGCGAATCCCCACTTATCACGCCCATGTTCTGTAACAGAACCGTGGGTTACATTAGTAACAAATTTCCAATCTGGTGCTTCTGACGTAAAGTAATTTAGTATTTTTTTAAATTCAATAGGTGATAGCGCGTTATCCGTTATTTGCATCTACAATCCTCGGTGCTAATTGTTTCATCAAAGTGCAGTGGGTCTCAACCATGTTATGACGTTTAGTGTCTTTTACTGTTTTCTTGCATCCGTTACAAATTTGAAACATTGGGCATGAATAACATTCACCGTCAGTCCGCATTGTTTGGATATCAGGATCTTCCTGTAGAGGGGTAAAGAATTCGCCAGCCATCTCTCGTTCAAAATCAATAGCGTATTCTCTATCATCACCCATCGCTCCACAACTATAATAGTCTCCGCTTGGTTGCAATGCTCTAATAGTACTATCACAAGCTCTATTCTGAGGACACATCAAAGCTTCATTACGAAGTCTCACAACCATTTGTTTAGTATTGAATTCCCACTCAGTTAAACCAGCCTCATATACATCTAAATAGATACTATACATTTTTGATAATTGATAAGGACGACCGGCAATACCAGACGCCATTGTGTAATTCAGTTTACATTCAACACCCATCTTTTTTGCGAGGCGTACATTATCAAGTGCTCTGTCTGCGTTGTGTTCATCTATAACTGATATGAATCCTGGCCGATACCCAACAAGTTCTAGCATTTTGTCTGATGCTGCCCAGAAGTCTTCTTCAGTAAATACAGAATAATCACCTTTTAGTCTTGATTCGCCATAATGAAAACTCGTTGTAATGCCTATACGAGGATGCAAGAAGATATCAATCCACTTATCTGGCTTCATATAAAATGGCCATAGATTTGTTGTAAAGGCTACTGTAGTAGGATAGTCGTGTTCGTCAAGATGATCAAGCAGCTTTGTGTAATAAGACGGCTTCATCATTAAAGGATCACCGCCGTTTACAATGATAGTATTCGTATCAGGAAATCTTTTAAGAAACGTGTAAATATGTTCTAAACCTAGTTCATCTGTAGCATCATCTGCAATTGATGTGCTTGAACAGAATGTGCATTTAAAATTGCATTTCTCGGTTGGTTTAATAATTAGTTCCATAAAGAAATCCCTGCGTTAATAGTATATCTATTAACATTAGCGTTTGTCAGTTTTGCCACAGAATGCACGAATCTCGGGTTCATGTTATTTAGCAAGATAATCTTACCATTGCTAGGATATGCTGTGTGTTTAATATTGATCTCTTTATCATTAGGCCACTCTCTTTCGCCGATTTGAAGATATGATTTCCATTCTTCATTCCATTGATATTGTTCTGTAAAGTATATTAGAAATCCCATATCGTGGTCTTCTACACCGTCCCAATGCCATTTAAGATCGTCAGATCCATTCCAAACATCGATGAATTTAATCTTTTGTTGATAACCACATACAGTCTCAAACCATTCTGAATAGTAATCTTCTTTGAGCAATTCTTCTATTACTGTTTTATATACTGACGGAACGATAGATAAGCTTTGTTCGTTAATCTCTTGCTCTTTACCTCTAAGATATTTTTGATCTTGGTTTTGGGCTTCACCGCCTTTATTAATACTCCAGTCTGGAATTTCTTTATATACGGGATGATCAATCCAATTCTCACATAGTAGCTGTCCCCAAACCATAGCTGATAAGTGTGGTGGCATTTGCCATTCGTCATATCCGTCTGTATAGAATTTATTAATATTCATATTGGGGTAGCTCCTAAATGCGCATTATCCATATTAATATAACCTTCTTCTATTAAATTGTCAATAGTACGTGGGCTATTTAATTGAATTTCACTTACCTTTCCTTCTCTTATCATGCCTCTAAAAGGCGCGACTGTATGGTAGATATAAGATGGAAATATAGCAGTCATTCCGGTTTCTGGTTTAATTATGTATGGCGCAAACTCAGATCCAAATTCTTGTGGGAATCCTCTATTAGCGTTCACTCTTGGGTCATGCAGGATTAATTCACCGCCTTCTCCGGAAACATAACTGTAATGAATTGCTGTAAAATGCGAATGCCCATGATTATGCGGTGCTAACCAATAGCCAGAGCCTGGGGTTGTTTCCCACTCTCTTATTTCATAATTAAAATTTTCTAAATTAAGATTAAAATGTTCTTTTAGAAAATCTCTATATCTTTCTACTGGCTTTTTATAACCATCATTGAATATTTGAATCGGGGTGGACCACATCATAAACCTCACTTAACCAACACGTTTCTTGAGTTCTAAAACTCTGCATGTGATTAGACAAAAAGCAACCCATAGAACAGTATTGAAAGTGTGGACAGGTTAAACAACTATATTGCTTAAACCATTCCTGTTCCATGTCTTGCTTAGTTGTCGTTACATTTTTAAAATCTTTTAGTAGGATAGTGCAATTGCCAAACGAATTATCTGGCATAATAGTCATCGTATCCATACAGCTCATTTGTTTCTTAATCTTACTCGTGTAATCCGCGAAGGGTAGTGCCTTAGGATAATGTTCGAGCATATAGATCATAAAATCGCGTAGCATTACATCATTAGGAATAAACATCGCCATGTTCTTTTCAGGTGTATAGTAATCAAAGTAAACGTCGAAATTATCATAAAGATAATCAAAAAATTCAACGTCGCCTTTCATAAACTTATTTATTGTCGGCTTAGTCATGATTATATTAACAGACTTAATATGGTCTTTGTACTTCTTTACATTGCGCTTAAAAATCTCAAACGTATCATTATTAAAGCGTGCAGCAGGGTCAAAGCTAGTTAATATTTTAGGATTAGAGATATGAAGAAACTCATCTAAATCATCCATGTTATCAAATACCATATTACTAGTAAAGCATATCTCTAGTTCGATATCTTGCTCGGTTGCCCATGAGTTTAATTCGTGACATACATATTGATAATCGGTATATACGTGTAAAGGCAACGCGTCAGCAAAAACTTCGCCACCCATAAAGTGGATACTGTATTTTTCTCTCGGTGTTTGCATTATAACCTTTTTTACAACGTCGACCTTTTCAGCTATAGTCTTAACACCTTCTAGACTATCATGATCTTGATTGCAAAACTTGCAGCTTAGGTTACAGAATTCGAAGAGGGTAACAATGATCTCACCAGTGTTTGCTCGTTTACCCGTCTTTGTTATTATATCAAGTGACATTATTAAATACCATGTTACATATTAAACTGTATCGGGTTTCATTACCTAGATATGGAGTAACCTCGTGCCAAACATAATATGGTGCAATTACCATAAGACCAGTTCGTGGCTTTATCTCAATATAAGGACCTTGTGAAAATGATTTCTTGCTAAGGAATCTTGGATCGTATAATCTTAGCTTACCGCCTTCGTCTGATTCATTAACATAATAAACACCGAACGCGTCGATAACATCGTGGTTGTGGCATGACTTAAAGTCACCGTGATTCATGGGATTAACCATGTTCATAGAATCTATATCAAAGTCTGATTTTTCATTATATGTACTGCACAAGTCTTTAAAGCCTTCCATAAAATATGATCTAATAGTCTGCATATTATCAGACACCCATAGATCAACGTTATGATCGGCTACAGGCTCAGGAGTTGTAGCCGATATTGCTTTAGTGACATTTAAAACATCTTGATTGAACTCGTTGCTATTGTCAAATTGTTTAACCCATATCGAAGATTCATAGCAGTTTTGTATCATAGGCTAAACATACTCAACTCAGCATCTGCGTCAACGGATAACTTATACATATAACCTATAAACAGAGCATTAACTTTTAGTCTATTTTCAATTTCAAATACAGATGGCCCTAAGTAAGTTTTATCAGTGTTTAATATAGTTGTGATATTAGCAGAAGTAAAGTTTTGAACTGAAACATTATCGTGGACAAAATCCATTGATTCGTTTGTGAGCGCTTCTTCTACCTCTAAAGTAGATCCCGTAACTGCTGTTATCATTGCAGTACGAATAGCACTAAATCGAACATTTGGATGATTTGTTTGGTAATCTGCGGTGAAATACCGCTCAGTATCGTCAAACACCCAACGTGTCATATCATTAGTATCTTTAAGATCTAATAAGTCGTCATTTGCATTTACAGTAACACCTAGCACAGTTTGTACCCAAGGTCTGAACATATTGTTAAACAATGTAGATTTTAAGAACGTACCTTCGTCGTTAACTCTTGAAGCCATAAGCTTATACATCTTTTCACCAAGGAAAACATCATAAGATTCATCGCCAGCTAGTCTATTAGCAATCATAAACTCAATACCAATTTTTTGCTTTGCAGAGGCTATAAAAGTAGTATATGCATCATCTTCTAAATCTCTTGATACTGTATCATAAACCGAAAGAAATTCTGTTTTTGTTCTAGGTATCCACGCGGCAGCATTATCAATTTGAGTTTGCTCGCCATTTCCGCCCCATACAAAGCTAGTAGTATTCAGCAGTTGGCTATTTGTTCTAAAGATATTATATGTTTTCCATGCAACATCTCTCGACATACTTGGAAAAAAGATTTTTAAAAACTTAGAAAAGATCTTATCATACGCAGTTGTATCAACGTGAATGTTTACTTTGCCTTTTGTTAATAGAGCATCAAAGAACGCTAAGTCATTAAGATAAGGAATAACAATTTGCTCATCGTTATCATCTAAGGCACCAACTTCAGCGATACCAACAAGATCTTCATAACTATCTACCCTATGCATCTGTTCACCCATACCACTATGGATGGCTTCTAATTCATCCCAGATAAGATTTGGAATGTTAGGAGTACAAATTAAGTTATCAGTATTGTTGTCTATCATGAAGTCGTACTTTACATAAACTCTATCGAATAGCAGAAACATCGTCCAATCCTTTTTCTATATTAGCAGTGAATTCGTCGTGGGTAATTTCTCCGGATGAAATACCCTGCGTAATGCAAGCCATGGTGTTGTTATTATGGTCCCAATATGTAAATAGGTCTTGACCTTTAAACATTGGCTCGTTAAACTGTTTATCGAAATAGTATACGGGGCGATCAGCGCTTAATAATTCTTGTGTTAATTCGTGTCTAAATAACATTACGAAGTTTACACCACAGTAGTCATAATCGTCTATTGTTTCGAATTCTTCTAGTACTAGCTCAGTTAAATCACTATCTTCGCCAACGGTCGTTAATGCATATATAGAACAACTTGCCACGATAGTTAACCATTGCTCAATCATATCTTGGTTAGCTTCGCAGAAATTACAAGTCTCTTCATATGTTAAAATGCTTTCAGTTTCTGGGTATTCAGCCCAGAATTCTAAGTAAGACAGTTCGTATAAAATCTTTAGAACACATACTTCTAATTCATAGTTCTTAATAACTAACTTGGCATTCATGTAATCTTTAATAAAAGAAAACTTATCTTCAGTTGATACTTTTTCCCAGCCAGTTAAGGTGCACGGCACATCTAAGTTACTCAGATATGTTATAAGCTTATCACCTTTTAAAATACTTTCGGCGTAATCAATATTGAAAACAATAGTATCATCACTAAAATATTCCTTAAGCAACTCAATAGGAATAGGAGCCACGGTATTTTTTATCATTATCTACGTCCTCTCGATCCATGGCAGCTAGAATGGCAACTGTAATGACATACATACGCATACCGACCCACGGCTTGATTACGGCGAGTATAATACGCACTGCGTAATCTGGCGAAGTATTCTTCAAGACCAGTATTACTTGAGTCTGAACCTTTTGTAATAAGATTACCTGCGTTTGGGCCATTAGTTGGAATACCCGGAGCGGCAATGGCTGCTCTAACACCTGTAGTTTGATATGCTTTTGCTGTTGAGTTATATTGAAGTTGCCACGATCCTTGATAGTTATAATATCTGCGCGCATTCATATTTCGTAAGTGAGTCCAGTTAGTAGTAGCACCGACTAAACCATTACGTAGCGTAGAAGCAGTAATCAATCCACCAGAACTACCAATTGTATTATCACTAGCGTAAGAACTTCTCGCTGGGGGTGAGTTGTAATTACCACCAAACCAGCTATTGGGTGCTTGGGAAAACGGCTTTCTGTTGTATCCCCACGAAATACCTGCACGAGCAGCGTCCGCAACATAATCTTCCCATCTTTGTCGGACGTTTGATCTGCTTACGTTATTTGTTAATGATACCATGTTATACTAACTCCGTGTGTTCTTTGCATTATTTATATTTATATTCATTCTTTAATTGCATCATTAGAGTCTTCGGAGACGGGCATATGTCGCCTTCCCATTCTAATTGGTGACAATCAGAACCACACACATCAAACACTGGACATTCATAACATGCTGGATTTCTGTTTAGTTCTTTTATGATAATACTACAGCGTCCGTCTGATTTCATGACTTCACTTGCTGGTGTATCGATATGACCATACGCCTTGCTTGGCGCCGTGTTAGGGCAACCTGCTATAGATCCATTAGCGTTAATAGTTAATAGTTTTTGTTCACAGTCTCTGCACCATGTGCCTCGCGATGGATTATTATCCTCAAACTTAGCATATATGTTTTCCATGATTACATGTTGTATTCCATCTCTAGATTCAATCTGAGAGTGGTACCTTACGAACCATTCGTCTAACTCAATGTTAGATGGCCACATTTTACCTTTAGCGTTACCGTCCATAGTAATACGCTCGAAATCAATTTCTTGAATACCGAGATCTTCCATGTAAGAACAAATATCTCTTGGTTCCATATTAACTACGTCTTTACTTAAACTAACAAAGACTTTAATTGTGTAACCACGAGCAACGAGGAATTTAACATTGTCTTCCCATAGCTGTCTTTGCTTTTCATTAGTAAATCTAATTGTAGGATCCCATGATGTACCAATTCTTTTATTAAGAACCTCATCAAAGAACTTTAGCTTTTCATCTGTTAACTTATATACAAGGTTTGTAGTTGTGCCGTATTCTACACCTTCGCCTTTAGTAAGTTCAACAAACTTCATCATCGATTCTACAGAAGCAAGCATAGGCTCGCCACCGTGAAATTCATAAAAGATTGTGTCTCTATCTAGCTGGTTAAGCCAATTCGCAGTCCGAACCGGATCAAAATAGATTTTTGCACCTTTAGAGCCTGAGGTGAAACAATGAGAGCAATCTAAATTACATGTTTCAGTCGTTTTTACGTAAACGCTCAAGTGTTTCTGTGTCGCTAATGCCATGTGATATCACCAATGCCTTTTCATAGTTTAATGCCTTGTGAAATGTATCTGCTGGAATATACAGCCGTTCATTCGGGAGTAGATCAAATTGCCAGCCTTCTACTTCTATATGTTTAATACCGTCTTTGCATTCGATAATAACATCGATTGGATCTGTATGTTCACTGAATGTTGGTCCGTTCTTTGGATTATAAAATAAATGCATTGTGCGATCATTAAATTTCCAATAATTTTCCATCTGTTCAATTTTAACAGTATACTTTTCTTGTACCAAATATTTAGTCATTTTCGTTTGATAAGTAAAGAATTCCGTTTCACTAATATAGTGCTGAAGACCATCTGTATCAATAATAGATACATCATGATTCATATAGCAATCTTCTGATAACAGAAATTCTTCAAACTGTTGAAAATTCATTTAAATCCTTACTGTGCTGCGATATATATTTATAATAACACGAGTAGATCAAAATGTCAATAGAAAAGATACATATAAATAACCTTATATAGTATGAGGAGATGAATATGAAAATGACACCACAATGGCCAACAATGTTTGGTAGTGGCAAGTTTGAAGTTGACGGACTGATTGAACATATATTTACAAATTACGACTTGCATGATTTAGATGCGGAAGTAGACGGTTGCAATATATTTGACGACGATTCTGATGTAATGCACGCATTTAAAGAATTGGTTTACGATCATTTTAATTCTTATTTAAAAGAAACTATTAATAAAGAAATAAGTGATTGGAATAACCATGAAATGAAAGGCTGGATTACTGGCCATGGCAAAGATTACAGTATGACTATTCACAATCATTCTGGGGCTCATTTATCTGCAGTATTTTATGTTATGGCCGAAGATCAAAATTCAGGTGGTGACATCGTATTTTCTGATCCTAGATCAAACGCTAACAGAGGATACGATAGTGAATTCGAACCAATGTTTGAAAGATTTAAACATACTCCTCAAACCGGTGATTATTTAATTTTCCCAAGTTTTACATATCACCACGTAAATCCTTACTATTCTAGCTTACGAATAGCTATACCAATAGACCTTTATCTACACAGCGGCTAAAGAGTATAAATAGAACCAGATCAACAAAATATTAATTAACCTTGGTTAAAATAACGGAGAAAATAACATGGCACTAACACTAGCATATAGCGTCACTGGCATTAAAGTCAAAGACGAAGTTAACACAGATGGCGACACGTTGTCAAACGCGGTTTGTCAAACATATTGGAAAGTAGTCGGAACTGATACAGTTGACGATACAAAGGTCGGCGAATTCTCTGGTGCAACACCGTTTACTGCTGCGTCTGTTTCTGTAGCAAACTTTACTGATTTTGCATCATTAACTGAAGATGCGGTTATCGGTTGGATTACTGCAGTAGTAGAAGCTGATCCAGGCTATAAAGCACATATCGAATCTCAAATCCAAAAAGAAATTGATGCTGTATCAATTGTAGAAGCTACAATGCCTTGGGCACCTGAAGATGTAACCCCAGCGCTTCCTGCTGATGCAATTGATCCTGAATAAAGGAAATCTACTGTGACTTATACTTGGAATATCACAAAGCTTGGATTAAGCGACGAACTGAATCAAGATGATGTTCTTCTTGAAAATGCTATCGTAAATCTTAAGTGGAAAAGAGTACTAGTTGACAGCGATGGAAATAAAGCGAGTTACGTTGGCAATACTAAATTGTATCCGCAAACAACTTCAGCTGCTGATTTCGTTGCTGTAAACAATGTAACTGCTGTTCAGGCAATCGAGTGGCTAGAAGCAGAGATTGGGACTGCTAAAACAGCCGTAATCGACGCTGAACTAGATAAAAGATTGGCTAAACAAGACAGGCGTGAAATTACCCCTAACTGGTAATTATAAATAAACGTAATAACTTATTTTATATTATGGAGATTCTGAATGCATGATTTGCATATGGGTGGCTTAGCGGCCTGGGCTTTAAAACGCGGTGGGTCGCTATCACCAGTCCTATTACCAAAATCGGTTCTAGGAAACGAAACAGGAGTTATGAATCCATCTATCTTCACACACGAAGGTAAGATACTCCTAAACATTCGTCACATCAACTATATCCTCTATCATAGTGAGGGTAAAAAGTTTCCGCATCAGTGGGGACCTCTCGTATATATTCATCCAGAAAATGACGTAACTTTAACTACGCACAATGTTATGTGTGAGTTAGATAGTAACTTGAATTTGAAGTCTGCACAACGCGTAGATATGGCTCTGGATACTGGTAAACCTACTTGGAACTTTATTGGTTTGGAAGACGCTCGTTTATTTGAGTGGGATGATAAACTTTATCTTTGTGGTGTTCGTCGCGATTGCTATGATAGTAAAGGCACAGGCCGCATGGAATTGTGTCATATTGAATTCGTAGATGGTCAATGGACTGAGATCTCAAGACATCCTATTCCTGCACCAAATGGTGACGGTAGTTTCTGTGAAAAGAACTGGATGCCAGTTATTGATATGCCATACCACTTTGTTAAATGGTGTAATCCTACTCAAGTTGTTAAATTCGATATTGAAGCAGGAACTACAGAAGATGCGTTTATTGAAGAAGGCGAGCGTAAACCTTTTGGTAAAGATTTCCGTGGCGGATCACAGGTTATTAGAATTAATGATAATCAGCGTATGGCTTTCATTCATGAAACAAATTTACTAAGAGATCCATTTGGTCGCAAAGATGGTGAGTATTCACATCGTGTTATTATATGGGATAATGATTGGAATCTAATCCACGCTTCTCGTAATTTCCATTTTATGGGTACATATTATGATCACGTTACGGATACCGATTATGGTATTGAGTTTGTAACTGGTATGACTGTACACCCAGATAATGGTGATATTTTAATCTCTTTTGGTTGGCAAGATAACGCTTCGTTTATTCTTAGAATGCCTCAGAAAGTATTTTTAGATTTTTTAATGGATAACGGGTGATTATAAAATGAAATTTACAAATCCACAATTATTGACCGATGTAGTCTTAGACTATAACAATCCAGATAAAATCTATAAATTAGCGCGTGAATATGATAGATTAGAACAAGGGTCAGGTGCCTTTGGTTTCTATTTAAGAGCTGCTGATATGTCTTCTGGAAAAACAATAAAAGATAGATGGTTGCAGTATAAATGTATGATTCTGAGCTCGTTTATCTATGAACGTAACGGTAATCGTGGTCAAAGTGTTGAGGGTCTTCTTAAGATTGCAATTGATACACTACCTGATATGCCAGAAGCTTATTACTTTCTTGCGAAATATAAAAAAGAAAAGAATGATTGGCGCGAATGCTTAATGTATGCTAAGATCGGTTTGTCAGTAAAAACCGGATCTCCTGGCAGCAGTTGGTGTACTGGTGATAACGATGTTGGTTATCCGGGCAATGGCATGCTAGAATTATTGTATGCAGAAGCAAAGTGGAAAACAAATGGCAGGGATGATTCTAAAAATCTAGCGTTTAATTTAAAGCATAGATATAACACAGATGCAGATGTGCAAAAAGGCGCTACAGAATTATTAGCAATGCATGGTTATCCAAGTACATTACCATATACACCGAGTGATTATGATAGATTTAAATATCCATTCGCTGGATTAGAAGATATTGATACTAATTATTCTCGCCACTTCCAAGATATGTTTGTATTATCTTTGTTAGATGGTAAGCGCAATGGTACATTCGTTGAGCTTGGATGCGGTCACCCTGAGTTATATAATAATACGCTTTTATTAGAAAAAGAGTTTGAATGGAAAGGAATTTCATTAGACAATTCTGAAAGAATGTGCCATATATTTTCTCGCGAAAGAACTACAAATGTTACATTGGGTGATGCAGCTAACACAGATTATAAAGCGCTGTTTAAGCAAAATTGTTTAGAGCAGCATATAGATCTATTGAGAATAAACGCAGAAACCGCATCTATAGAAGCTTTAAACAAAATTCCGTTTGACAAGTATGAATTTGGTGTAATACAGTTCCAACATAACGCAGCTTGGTGGGGTCCTGAATTCAGAGAAGAGTCTAGAAAAATACTTAATAAAATTGGTTATGTGTTATTTGTAAGTGATATTTCAACTGATACATCACAGAATTATGAAGATTGGTGGGTACATCCAATGCACGCAAACAAGAAACCTGAAATGAAATCTATTAACAAGATTAACTTTGCTTGGGACTATGTGATGGCGGAACTATAATGGATATAACAGCAGCAGCAGGGTATGCAGTAGTATTAAGTAAATACACCTCAATGAATTATGTCGGTGATAATGTTATTCGCACTGATGTAAATCATGTTGAACGTAATGGTGTAGTACGAGTAGAAAAGATTGAATATGTTGTTTACTCGGCTAATGGGGAAATAAACAAACCTATTGGGGAAATGACAGGCCAGCTCGTGGATATAATGATATGATGGAGGAACTATAATGGTAATGAGAGTAGTAGTCGTAACTGGGGGATTTGATCCACTTCATTCGGGACATATCGCATATTTTGAAGAAGCTAAAAAGCTTGGTCAGATCTTATGTGTTGGTGTAAACAGCGATGAATGGTTAACACGTAAGAAAGGGCAGCCATTTATGTCCTACGAAGAACGTATAAATATAGTTAATAATATCAAGAGTGTTGGACATGTTTTTGGTTTTGATGATAGTGATGATACAGCGATTGATGCCATAGCGTATATTAAAGATTACTTCCCTCGTAATACAGAAATTATTTTTGCTAACGGTGGAGACAGAACAAAAGATAATATTCCAGAGATGGTGTTTGACGATGTTCACTTTGAGTTTGGTGTTGGCGGTGAAGATAAGAAGAATAGCTCATCATGGATTCTAAAGAATTGGAACAAACCAAAGACACAAAGGAACTGGGGTACATACAGAGATTTAGATCAAAACGGTCATTGGAAAGTAAAAGAATTATCCATTGATGTTGGAAAGTCTTTGTCTGACCAGAAACATTACATTAGGTCTGAGCATTGGCATATTGTTGATGGTGATCTTAGAATGGAATTAGAATTCCCTAATGGTTACAGTACTTCTAAGATCTATAAATCTGGTGATAGTATTGATATTCCAAGACTTTGTTGGCACAAAGCAACTAACGTTGGTGTTAATCCAGTTAAGGTAATTGAGGTTTGGATGGGAGATAGATTGTCTGAAGAAGATATAGAAAGAAGAGATATTAATAAGTTTTAATCTATTATATTAAAGAACATAAGATTATTATACCACGTTCTAATTTAGTGTCAACAGTTATTTTAGTTATTTTATAAATATACACAAATTAATACAAATAAAGGAACAACTAATGGCATTTCAGCTATCAACAGATGCAAGAAACTCAACGTTATCTGCAATCGAAACAGAGATTGGTATTAATCCAATTCTTACAATTTCAACAGGATCGGCACCTGCAGACGCTGGAACAGCCAACACTGGTGTAGTTGTAGCAACAATGGTACTTCCATCTGATTGGTTGGGTGCACCGCTTAATGGATCTATTGCTTTGTCAGGAACTTGGCAAGACTTATCTGCAGATGCTTCAGGTACAGCAGGTTATTTTAGATTACATAATAATGCTGGCACTGTATGTCATATGCAAGGTACAGTTTCAGCGACTGGCGCCGGTGGCGACATGCAGTTAGATAATACTAACATTGCTACTGGTCAGCAAATCAATATTACTACATTCACCATTACAGCTGGCGGCGCATAAACTTTAACTTAAGGTAAGCCTCATGTCTGCAAATGGAGCATTTTCGACAACATTAGATTTCGAATTCTTTGGCGGTGGTTATCTACAGCTATCAGGGGAAGTTTCAGGTACAATTGGAACTTCCTTTGTTTCTTATGCTCAAGTTCCGATCACTGGTCATATTAGCCCAGTAACATTAGACTTTGAGTTTACAGCTGGAATAGAAACACCAACAATATATGGTAGAGCTACAGATTTAAGTTTTGGGTTTACTAGTTCAAGCTTTATTGAGTTTGGTGTTCAAAGATACATTTCAGTAGCAAATAACGTTTTATTTGATTACACCTCGGAATCTTCTGGTCTTGTACTTACTCACGCGAATTTCAACCCTACTTTAGAATTTACACTTGACACCAATATCTACGTTTTCTCAGAAGGCGATAGTATTGGTTCTTATAGTTTCAGTGTTGAAAGCGTTGGATTAAATATATCTACACGTACTTACTCTAAAGATGGTGCTAATTACACAGTATTTAACAGTACAGACTTCAACGACTTGCTTATTAACGACGAATCTAACTCTATTAAATTAACTAACACCGGAATGACACAGGTTGAAATTCTACAGTAAAAAGTTTTCACTTTTGATAAATAAAAGTAAACCTTGGAGAAACAAAAATGGCGGCTAGCTTTTACATTAAACAGAACGACACTGCACCGTCTATTGAGGTAGCTCTTAAAGATTCTAACGGTAGAGTTAAATCAATGGCGAATGCGTCTTTGGTAAAATTTCATATGAAACTTGACGATGGAATTGTTGCAATTGATGGTGGGACAGGAACTATCGTTAACGCAACCAAGGGCATTGTAGCTTATGAATGGGCATCTGGCGATACTTCTAACACAGGCATCCATAGTGCAGAATTTCAAATAGAATATAACAACGGTCAGATTGAAACCTTTCCAAATACTGGTTACATCAAAGTAATCATTAAAGACGAACTGGCTTAAGGGGAAAACCATGGCACAACCACAGTCAAGAGATGAATTCATACAATATATTTTAAGGAAAATTGGCGCGCCAGTTATCCAAATTAACGTTGCTGAAGAACAAATCGACGACCGAGTAGATGAAGCTGTTTCTTTTTGGAGAGACTATCATTATAATGGTAGCCAGTTAGTTTATCTAAAGCACATAATTACAGAACAAGATAAAGTAAATGGATGGATCCCTTTACCAGAAAAATTATTAGGTATATCTAAGATCTTTAATTTTGATACGTCGATCTCTATGGGCGGTGGCATGTTTAACGTTCAGTATCAGTTCGTTCTAAACAACGTTCAAGATATGGCGAGTTATAGCATGACTAACTACTTTATGTCTATGCAGCATATTGAGTTCATGCAAGAAATGCTTGTTGGTAAACCTATTATCCGTTACAACAAACATGTGAACAGATTGCATATCGATAATACCAAAGACCGCTGGACAGTTGGTACTTATATTATTGTTGAAGCATACGACATTATCGATCCAGATGAATACGCAGATGTTTGGTCAGACAGATGGTTGCAGAATTATGCATCAGCTCTTGTACGCGAACAGTGGGGTCTTAACCTAACTAAATTTACAAATATGCAATTAGTTGGTGGTGTTTCTTTTAATGGTGAGCAAATATTAGCGGAGGCGAGAGCCGAAAGAGAAAAGATGGAAGAAGACGCCATTAGTAATTTGCAGCCTCTAACATATAATTTTATCGGGTAAATCATGGCTAGTAACGTATACTTCAGTAACTACGATAACTTTAACGAGCAAAATCTAGTTGATGACCTCGTAATTGAGTCTATTCAGATCTATGGTCTTGACGTAACCTATATAAGTGGGTTGTTCAATAACGTAGATGCTATCTTTAACGAAGATGATACACCTCTGTATGATGAGATGTATTCTTTTGAAGTGTACGTGAAAAATGTTGACGGGTTTGAAGGCGAAGGCGACTTCCTATCTAAGTTTGGTTTACAGATCAGAGACCAAGTTACATTCACTGTTGCTATCAGAACATTCGAACAATATGTTACTAGGAAAACACAAACAAAAGTTCGTCCACGCGAAAATGATATTATCTGGCTTCCTTTGAATCAGAAGATGTATAAGATTACATACGTAGAACACGAAAGTGTTTTCTACCAATCTGGTTCTTTACAAGTATACGATATTAAATGCGAATTGATGGAATATTCTAACGAAAGATTCGACACTGGTCGCGATGATATTGACAATTATTTTGATGATATTAATTCTACCAGCCAATTCGTTACTACTCTTGAAGACGTCGCAAATAATGATGTGATGGCGCAAAACCTTGAGTTCGAACAACTGTCGGATGATATTTTAGACTTTAGTGAAATGGATCCATTCAGCGAAAACATTACTATTCAGGATAACAACTAATGGCTATTGCTAATTATTTCTATAACGAAACAACGAGAAGATATGTTGCGTTATTCGGTACTATTTTCAATCAACTTAAAATTGAAAGAAAAGACAATGCCGGAACGGTAATACAGGATATGATTGTGCCGTTGTCATACGCGCCATTCCAAAAAGTTCTTTCAAGATTAAATGAAGATCCAGATTTATTGAATAGCACAAGACCTGCTATGTCTTTGCCGCGTATGTCTTTTGAAATTACAAGTCTATCATATGATCCAGCGAGAAAAATTGGATCAACACAGAAGATGCGCAAGAGTCAAAAAACCGAAACTGATTCATCTAGACCCTTTATGTATGCTTCAGTTCCATATGATATTGAGTTCTCTTTGTATATTATGACAAAGTATGCTGAAGATGCAACAAAGATTATGGAACAAATCATTCCGTTCTTTACACCAGATTGGACTGTTACCGCATCGATGGTACCAGACTTAGATCCTATTGATATTCCTATTGTGTTGAATAGTGTTACGACCGAAGATCTTTACGAGGGTGATTACGAAACAAGACAAACAATTCTTTACACTTTAACTTTTACTTTAAAGGGATACTATTTTGGTCCTGAGAAAACTAAGAAAGTTATTAAGTTCGTTGATATTGATATGGCTACATCCACTGCTGGAGATGCTATTGCTGAAGAAGGTATTACTATTCGCCCAGGCATGACTGCAGGTGGTCTGCCACTTAACGAAGATGGCATAGCTGCTGTGGCAACTGCTCAGGTATCTAATGGATCTCTCACTGGTATCACTATTATAAACGACGGTGAAAACTATGATCCACTCAATGTAATACCAGTTACAATTAGTGCTCCATCAGGATTAAACGCACAAATTACTCCAACAATAACAAATACTGCTATAACAGACTTCACTATTACAGAAGCTGGTGGCTTTTATTCTACAGTTCCAGCCGTTACAATTAGCGCTCCAGACAGCAACATAATCACCGCTACAGGCTCTGTCGTGATCTCTGGAGACACCGTTGGATCTATTGATATAACCAACAGCGGCACATATTACAGTTCAGCTACCGTCTCTGTGGACGAACCACCGGCCAAATCTGCGTACGTCTACTACGGCGATGATGCTCTATATCATAACATAGCCGATACAACCTTTAGCCATGTTACTGATTACGCGTTCAATACTGCGGGTAACGGGTTTGCTATAGAGTTTTGGATTCGTCCAGAATTCTCAGGTGCAGGCACTGCTGATTATCATATTCTTCATATTCCTGGTCAAACAATGAGAATTGAAATAGAAGATGGTGGGGTGCTTGTATATCGTCCTTGGCTCAACACAGTTCCGGTAAGATCTACTGGACATACTTTAAACGAAAACGCATGGAATCACGTTAGACTTGAGCATTACGGCTCAGATGCAAAATGGTTATTAAACGGTACCGCAATCGCGGGTGGCAATGCTCCACAAGGTTACCTACAAGGTGGCGGTGGAACGGTAAATATTGGTCAACGTTCTGGATCTGAAAGAAGTTTCATCGGTGCGTTAGATAACTTAATTATTACACAGATTTCTGGGGTAACAGCTGATGGTTCATATACTGTTCCAACCTCGGCTCAAACAGGTAGTCACTTCACAGATGATTTTGATAAAGATCCTGCTACTGCAACAGCTACAGTGCTTGAAGGCGAAGTAACTGCAATCGTTGTAACAAACGCTGGAGCTAATTATGCTAACACTACACCAACTATCGTGATTTCAAACCCCGATGGTGCTGCTGTAGATTACCGAGCAACTGCAACTGCTGTTCTTACTGATGGAGCGGTGACTGATATTACTATAAATAACACTGGGAAGTTCTATATAACTGCAAACGTTGCTATAGACGCCGTTGTTACTGAAACCGCTACCGCAACTATTGCAATTGATGGTACCGGTCAGGCAACAGGTATTACCGTTACCAATGCTGGACTAGGCTATAGTTCTGCGCCAACCGTTACAGTCGGAAATCCGGCAGCTGTATCAGTACCTTACCAACAAATTGAATTTGACGATGACTGGGGTATTATTACAATATTTGAGGATGTATAATGAGCGACGAAAAGATATCTTCAGCCCTTGGCATTAGAGCCATGTCTGATATTGATGAAAATGAAAAGGCGGAGCAAGTCCCTGTTGTACAACTCGACGTTCCGTCAAAAGAAATAGTACCTATTAATCCAGATGACGATGAGAACTTACAAGACATAGAATTAGTACGTCAAAATATCGCAAGTGTTATTGATATTGGTAAAGATGCTATGCACGAAATGCTTGAGATCGCTAAACAATCTGAGCAACCCCGAGCATTTGAAGTTGTGTCTACCCTAATGAAAACATTGCTTGACGCTAACAAAGAATATTCTGATATTTCTTCTAAAAAGAAATTTGCTACAGAAGAAATAAACGGTCCAAAAGAAGCAGCACAGACAAATGTTACAAACAACAATTTGATCTTATCAACTGCTGACCTACTTAAAATGATGAAAGGCGAGAACACTGATGGGTGATGGTTATCTAGGTAATTCGCATCTCAAGAAAAGCCAAACAGAAATTGAATGGACTCCTGAGCTACTCAAGGAATACGCGAAGTGTGCTGGCGATCCTGTCTATTTCTCAAAAGAATATATTAAGATTATTCACGTTGATAGAGGTCTTGTGCCTTTTGATATGTATGATTACCAAAAAGAAATTTGCGATAAGATCTTTAGATCCAGGCGTGTAGCTGTTTTGACTGCTAGACAATCTGGCAAGACTACTACCGCGGTTGCTGTTATTCTGCACTACATTTTGTTTAATGAATTCAAAACTGTAGCTATCCTAGCAAACAAGGGAGACGCATCTAGAGAAGTTATGGCCCGTGTTAAGTTAGCATATGAAGCACTGCCAAAATGGTTGCAACAAGGTATCGAAGAATGGAACAAAGGTAACATTGCGTTAGAAAATGGTTGCCAAGTACTTGCTGGTACTACATCTTCATCAGCAATTCGTGGTAAATCTGTTAACTTTCTATACCTCGATGAGGTTGCGTTTATTGAAGGTTACGATGAATTCTTCGCGTCTGTTTATCCTACGATTTCATCTGGTGAATCTACAAAGCTATTAATGACCTCTACACCAAACGGTTTGAATCATTTTTGGAAAACGTGTAAAGGTGCTAAGGAAGGAACTAACGGATATGAATACCAAGAAGTTATGTGGTACGATGTCCCTGGCCGTGATGAGAATTGGCGCAAAGAAACAATTGAAGCTCTTGATCATGATGAAGCAAAGTTTAACCAAGAATATTGTTGCGAGTTCCTAGGATCATCTGGTACACTTATTAGTGGTAGTAAATTAAAAGAATTATATCCCGAGCAACCTATCGCTAAAGCAGAAGGCTTGATACAATACGAAAGAGCTGATCCTGATAAGCAATATGTAATTACTGCAGACGTTGCAAGAGGTAAGGGGTTAGACTTTTCTACTTTTAATATTTTTGATATTTCAGATATGCCTTATAGGCAAGTAGCAGTTTATAAAGATAATCTAATTGGACCAGTTGATTTTGCATCAGTTTTATACAGAGCTGGTATGATTTACAACGAAGCTGGTATATTAGTAGAAATTAACGATATTGGAGGACAAGTTTCTGACGTCCTCACATTAGACCTTGGTTATGAAAATTTACTTTACACACAGAATAATGGCCGTAGTGGTAAAGTGTTAAGCCCCGGTTTTGGCAAAAACGTTGATGCAGGCGTTAGAACAACTAAACTTGTAAAAGGTGTAGGTTGTTCTATGCTTAAGATGCTTGTTGAGCAAAACCAATTGTTCATAAGAGATTATGATACTATTCAAGAACTGAGCAGGTTTTCTAAAAAGGCTAACTCCTTTGAGGCTGAATCTGGTTTTCATGATGACTTGGTAATGAACTTAGTATTGTTTGCTTGGATGACTGAGCAGCAATATTTTAAAGATATGACTGACATAAATACATTAACGAAGTTAAGAGAAAAAACAGACGAGCAAATTGAACAGGATATGTTACCATTAGGCTTCTGTGACGTAGGAGATAGCGATTTCTACGAAGATGATGGCATTAGACTATGATTACCTGCTTCCATAGCAAATCGTATAATTTATAAATAGAAACAATAATATTGAATATAAACGCGTTTCTAATTAATTAAAGGAGAAAAACATGGCTTTTTCCGTAAGTCCTTCCGTCATTGTTCGTGAAGTGGATGCGAGTCAAACAGTGCCAGGTGCTACAACTGCCCCGGCAGCTTTGGCCGGCATCTTTAAGTGGGGTCCTGTTAATGATCCCATTCTAATCACTTCAGAAAATGACCTTGTAGACCGCTTTGGTAAACCAACCGACGACAACTACGAAACATTTTATACCGCATCTGATTTTCTAGCGTACTCAAACGCGTTGTACGTTGTACGTGCTGATGATGCATCTGCAACAGCTTCGAGTACTACTATAGACGCTGATCCAGAACTTAGTGTATATGGAGCTTTCGACGCAAAATATCCCGGAACTTTAGGTAACTCAATTGAAGTTTCTTGGGCTACTGCTGGCGCTTTTCAGACTGGTGTTGCTGCAGTAGGTGATATTGATACAAACGCTATTTCTAACACAGCGGTATCTCAAACTATTGCGTTCAATAGTTCTGCAGTATCGTTTGAAGTTGCGAATACAGTAACTTTGCCAACAGTTGATGCTGGTGATGTTATGGTTATTGG